TTACTTATTTTCTCCGTTTATTTCATATCTAGTTACGCCATCTTTCTTAGATTCAATGTATTTAATATCGTCATACGAAGAAAATTTATTATTCGACCATAGCGATAATGCTTTTTTTGCTGCTTCTAGAGGATCACTATCTTTAGAGAAGCAGCTTTTAAGGCCATGCTCATCTTTGGGGCCTATTATTTCAACATAGTATACTTCTTCAGGTTCGCATTTAAATACTGCTCCATACTGGGGCATGTAGAGCGACTGCTTTAGAAGGTTTGCAGTGGCTCTTAAATCGTCAGGCATGTCTTTCTCCATATCTTTTCTGTGGTGTCCAAATTGGTGGAATCACCACTATTTGAAAACAGAATGGTATGGGGAAAGAAATGGCTGGAGCAAGCGCAATAAAGAGCTGTCAGGAGCGCTATTGCGCCACCGCCGCGCGCGCATGCCGCTCACACGCCAGCACCAGCGACCGACACGCCGCATATGGTCCCGCCAGCGTAGCACTCGGCCCAGTGTATTCCACCTGAGACACAATCCCGGCGCGCAGGCGGGCCACCATGTGGCACGTGCCATGGCCGCCAAGATCCATCTCAAACGAGAGTGGAGTCTTGATCGTCAGCGGCCCCTGCACCTGCTGGTCCTGCCGCCACTCCAATACCTCGCCGTCCGGCACGGGCTCGCGGTTATCCGGCACCCCGGCGCACGCGATCAGGTCCGCCCGCCCCATGCCGATCAGCTCATGTTTGGCACGGGTTGGCAGACTGGAGCAGGCGGAGAGCAGGATGGTGGCCAGAAGGCCGGCCTTACCCAAATGGGTCATTCTTCTTCCGCCCCCTCTCAATCGCAAACGCGAGGGCAAATGCCCCCGCGATGACAGCCAGAACTGCGGCCCCGATGTCGCCATAGGCGGCCATCAGGAATCCTGAATGGCCTGATTGTCCGCGACGCATTTGGCATACATATCGGCAATCTGCTGGTCAGTGGGGCCATCAGAAGACAGGCTCGTCTCGACAGCCTGCTGGATCGTGGTCCATGCCTCGGCACCGTATTTTTCAACCAGGCCAATGACCATGGTTGAGGCGGAAACGATGGTGGAGATTTCTGCGGATGTCAGCGCCATGTCAGTTGGCTCCCGTGCTGGTGGTTGTGGTGGTGGTCGCGCCGGTCTGGCCGGTAGCCAGCGCAGACTGAAGAGACGCCAGAGCACTTTCGGCTGTAGCGATTTCTGCATTGGTCAGGGTGTCGCCACTGGATACGGCGGTATCAAGCGCCGTCAGCGGGGCAAGCGCAGCATCTGATGCTGTCTTGATGTCGGCCTTGACCGTATCATTCGCCTTACCCGTGCTGAGGTATGCCTGGGCACCAGTGTCAGCCAGATGGTAGGCGCTCATGGTGTCGAGTGCGGCCTTGCGGAGCGTGACCTGATTGCCGCTGCACGCGGCCAGCAGAGGAAGCGCCGCGAGGGCAAGGATGGATTTCTTCATCATTTTTTGTCCTGAGAAATAATGGCAGTCTGGGCAACAGGCCCCTGAGACGCATTGACCCGCGCCCCGATGTGGTTGGCGGCCCAGCCAATGTTGATCCCAATAAGCGAGACCAGTTTGTAAGGGAGCGTCCATTTGCTCCCGACCGGGGGCGCAGGGACTGCCGCAGCAATCCCGGCACAAACAAAAACCACGCTCGCGACTACAGTGCTCCACGGCTCCGGGATGGCAGAAAACAAAAGGGGCACCACCGCAGTGATGCCCCCGATCTTGGCCGCATTAACCGCGACGGTCTTTTTGGTTTGGGCGTCAGCCATGAGAGGCACCTCCCTTGAGTGTTGCCGGAAGCGTGTCGATCCTGACCACCTCAACCGTTAGGTTCCCGTCCGGGCTGCGGTGGATGGAGCGGCGGAGTTCAGCCAGAACGATGTCCGCCGTGCGCTTGGCGATGTGCTCCATTTCTTTTTCTGTCAGGAACATACTTAACCCTTCCCGTTCAGCCCGAGGCGATAGAAGGCATGGTTGCCAATGGTGCATCGGTAAAATGCGCCTTTTGCCCAATACGGCGTGGCCCCCCGGCGGTCGTAATAGTGGTCAGCCCCGCCGGTCAGATCTGGTAGATGGTCCGCCATAAGGCAGCCGGCCAAAACTAGAGCCTCACGGAATTGCGGGTCTGCATTGGTGACGGTCAGGAGCTTGGCGCGGTTGGGGTCGGTCGCATCCCAGCAAGAGAACTGCGCATAGGCCTGGCACACCCCGGCTACGTCATGCCCCCACCAACCCGGATGCGCGGCCCGGTTGCTGATGACATTCAGGACTGCCTGCATGCCCCGTGATCCTTCGCCCCGCGCCTCACCCCATGCCGTGCGGGCTGCCGCCTGCGCCGGGTCAGCGATTGGTAGTGTGATGGTCATGATTTTTCCCAACTTCGGGGCGCAATGACATAGGCCGCCGGCTGCTGGGCTGGCGGCGTCGGGGCAGGAATATGGTGGTGGTGCAGGAATCCGACATTGCCGAACAGGTAGTCGTCCCATGTCTGGCTGGAGAGGATCGTGCCACCTGCTGCGGCCGCAATCGTGCAGACAATCCCCACAACCACTGACCGTGTGCGCCAGCGCTGTAGCCCCTCCTGCGCCAGCCGATTGCGCTCCTCCTGCGCCCCGGTATGCGTGGCCAACTGCCGTGTGAGATCGACAAACTGGTTTCCTAACCGCTCAATTCCCGATGTGGTAGCCACGGCCCGCGCATTCCCCTCGGCCCGGACGGCAGCAATGTCCCGGCTGATCCCGTCCAGCTTGCCGTCTGTTACGTCCTGCCGACGCTCAACGGCGGCAATACGCTCCTCGTGATCGTCCAGACGTGCGTGTACGCCATCAGCCACGACGCTTCCGCCGCTCTGTGTTGCTGTCATCGCCCAACCGCCGTCCAGCCAAATGAGCCTGGGGCACTTAGCTCATAAGAAAACTGGTTCCACTCCGGGGCTGCACTCAGCTTTGCATCAACGCCGTATCCCTCCAGATTAACGACGGGCGTAGAGTGGTAATAGGCGTCAGGGAACGTCACAGTGCCGGTCGTTTCCGTAGCAGCTACTACGCCACACTGAAATTCTGCCCCGCCCTGCAAAAAGTCTTTTGCAAATGAGGGGGAGCCTGACCCAGCATACGTGATGCCCGTGCTGAGACCGCCGCTGACACGATCTACAAATGTCGAGTCAGGTGGGAAAACTGAAAAGGAACTGACTGTTGTCTCAAGATCGGGGGCGACAATCGCAAACTGATGACAGTTCGGGTCGCAATGGATCAAAGATTGCGCGTTGGTAGGAGGCGAAGGGGCAATCCCCGCATCATGCGGCTGTGAGTCCGTAATGCACTGCACCCCCAACATGGTGATGAGCTGCATTGCTTGCCCGTTATCCTTGGTCGAGAAAGCGTAGCCATGTGCAGCGCCTCCCACGATCACCATGGACAGCGTACGCATAAACAGGCTGTTGCCGCCATTGATAGTGGCGTGAAGATGGCTGAAACCACCCCCAAACGCTTTGCAGGAATCGAATGTATTATACAGGGGGTTTACAAGATTAAACATGTAGTGGTCGCCGTCATGCCCATACAGGCCCACATTGCGCCACGTAGCTCCCATCAGGCCCATATCAGCCTTGCCGTTAGAAGCGTCAGCTGGCTGGAAATCCAGCATGTGGCCAGTGCCGGTAAACGGCGTCTGGAACGACACGCCAAAATTATCGCCTGACACGGAAATGCCTGCAGCCGAGCAGACAAAGGCGCTCTGGCCGTTGCTGGATGGGCGCAGAACAGTCCCAGAAAAATACGGATCAACCATGGGGATATTGATCGCGTCGCTAATGGCATCCTGATAGAGAGAGCCAAAAAGCGGAAGGCAGCCGTCTCCCGTAATATGCAGGGGGCCAGGAATGACCAGGGGAGGCGTGTATTTGTAAACGCCTGACGGAATATACAAACATTTTCCGCTATTTACCGCTGCGTTTATTGCTGCCTGCAACCCGGCCGCATTGTCTGCAGAATCAGTCGTCACACCAAAATCGAGCGCGTTGACAACATCCGAAAAAATAACGTCTAGGGCACGAGGATTTGTGGCAATCAATGGCAGAGCCATGGTTTTTGAGGCATTCCCGCCTGCCGACTGGACTGCGCCTGTTACTTGTTTGACCACACCCTTTAGAGGCATAGCATCCGGACCGGATCCGATGTTGCTTTCCGGATCAATATTGTCCGCTTTTACGGACGAAAAATAAGGAGCGCCGTACGGCGTTGACGGAGTTGTGTCAGCCATATCCCTTCATGCCCATTGGCATGCCTCAATTTTGATTGTGTGTTGGGTTTTTCAGGATTTGGCTGGCATTAATACGCCGCCATTACTGATGTAGTCTTCTGTAATTGGTCGCGTCCACTGCATAATGACGCTACCATTGCTTAGGTAATAAAATGGGACAGTGGATGGGCCTACCATCAACACTCCCCCATTATTCACAACATCCGACGGAAGGACGCCGCTAAGGGAATTCGCAATTTCTTCCAGCGTCATACCTCCAGCTGTTGCTTGACCAATATCAACGCCAGAGAATTGACCTGATTGTATTAAAGCAGCCACCAGAGCGGCCACCTGCCTGATTGGAACAGGCGTGTACTGGTCTGCATCAGCCATACGACCTCGCATAAAAAAAAGCCGCTCGAGGCGGCTAAAAATTGGAAATGATTACAGCGCTATGTCTGCTTATAAACGCTACCTATAGGGTAAGCTCCGCTTGGATCTGCAACCAAAGCCAACCCCTCTCCGGGATTATAACTTGCGGTCCCATTCCAAATTATACGGTTAACGACAGCGCCAGGCGTCTCTTCTCCAGAGGCTGCTGTGCGATATACTGCATATGTCGTTGCCTCAGTTGTCATCTTGGCCTCAGGAATATTCATAAACGATTACGAGACCAGGGGAGCCCTTGCCTCCATTCAAAGCTGCTCCGCCCGCTGGGGAAAAAGTTCCGCCGCCGCCAGCGCCATACCCTCCCCCATCTGAGCCCTGGACGCCTTGTGAAGAATTTCCGCCCCCCGCGCCAAATTTAGAACTTGCACCACTTGCACCCCATCCTACACCGGTTGAAATTGCCACCCCCTCACCACCCACAGAATCACCGAGTATTTCTAAAACAGAAACATCTTCAGAAAATATTGGATTTTTCCACGAATGTGACCCGGTTGCCCATGGGGCTGAAATTTGGTTTGCCCCAGTTGGCGCCCCGCCTCCTGGACAGTTTACATACGCCCCAAACGCTGTCGTATTTCCCTCAAGGCCCGAACCATTTGTTCCGCTCTCTGTTTGCGCGGCGATTGTCACAAGGCATTCATTCGGATTAGAAATGATTCCTTTCAGGTACGTTCCCGCATTTCCTCCAGAGCCAACGGAGCAGGTTCCTGTTGCAGCTTGACCGGTGCAGCCATATCCAGACGCCCCGCCCCCCTGAACCTCTACTATGATCGTCTTTGTGCCAGCGGTAGGAGTGTAAGTCCCTGACGAAAGAAAGCGTTGCACATTCAGTAGGCGACCACGGGCAAGTTCTGGAATTGTCGGATAAAATAGGTCGTTATATGAAACGGCGGCTGAGTTTGTATTGGTATCCCCTGCGGGAACAGAAACAGTGAAAAGCGGAAGAGAAAATCCAATGTCTACCGCTGGCTCATCAATAGCTACAATCAAATCAACAATGCCACTCCTGACGGTGGGAAGTGAATTGCCTAGATTATTTGGACCCGCCTGTGTCTGGCTTGGATTATTGGCGTTATAAAATGGTAAAACTGTGTTGCCAGAATCTTGTTCATAACAGTGAGCATAAACCGTATAAGCCGTTCCTGTCGCCGGGATAGTAATTATCGTATTGTTTGTGGAGTAATACTGGTTTTCCGTTGTTCCTGTATCCGCAGGTAGGCCGCCACCATTACCTCCTATAGCCGCCGCATCTACTGGCGCGACGGATAACACAAATCCCGGCGCAATTGTTAAAGTCATAGCCGAAGTTGAGCGCGTAATACCAAACCCCCAAGCGGCAGACTTAGCGCCGTAGAGTTGCATGGCCAAATTTCCCATGCCAATTTTGGCATATCGCCCAACTCGGAGAATATCAGTATCAAGCGGGATCTGACCACTATACGTGATGAGTCTATCCATCAGTTCTCAACCTTCACCCATGCCGTCACACCTTCGGCCCGCACGTTATTGATCGCGGCATAAATCGCCGCGGTAGATGGCGCGTTGCCCCTCTTGATGCTCACAAAAAACTGGCCGCCATCTAGGGCTCCGTAGTACAAACCCGGCACCCCGTATCCGTATCCACCGCCCACAGCAGGAGACGCTAAGTTACCCAGCCCTCTGCAGTCTGCCGCCCGGGTCGGCTCCACAATGGTCGGATCTTCTCCCGTCAAAGTCCGAAGCGCCTGCGCGACTGCCTCTCTCGTATTCTTGGCCGCAACTAGGGATTGCTGAATACGCGCCCTATAGGCATCGTCCGTCTCGTCGGATGCTCTCGGCAGGCTATCGCCGAAATAATCGTAGGCGATCATGCCGAGCATATCGCCGGAAGCTGTCGCCAAGCGCATCTGAGCGTTGACCTGAGCAAAAAGGTCAAACACCCACTCGAGGACATTCCCCATGCCCTGCAAAACGCCATTCAGGACCGGCGCTTTTTCTTCCTGCGTCTGGCTGGGAGGCGCGGGAAACCAGCCAAATGGCAAAAGCTGACGTATCCGCCTAGCGAAGTCCGCCTGATCTCCTGTTGTCATCAGCTTGCTGTCTCCAGCACATTTACTGTTACGGTCCCAGCGCGGATAACCTGCTTACTTTCCGCAGCAAGGTCTGCCTGCGCCCCGTTCAGCAGGACGCTGGTGATAGAGACAATATCGACCCCGGCATTATTGTAGGCCACCACAGGCAGGCGGCTGTAGGCATACCCTGCGCCCACCTTTTGCTGGTCAATATCGGCGGTAATAGCGTTCTGTATGTTTGTCTGGACCAGAGCCGTCGCTGTGCCAGCCGGAACCGTAACCGTCATGCTGACTGTCGCCAGCACTTCAATAGGGCCAATCACTGCAAAGCCGATACCATCAGCCCGGACGGCATCGATTGCGGCGTATACGGACGCCACCAGCGTATCTGACGGCGTGCCTGTGCCGTCATCGACAACCACGGTGAAATATCCAGGCCGGAAGGAGCCGTCCGTAGCCTGACAATTCAGGATCTGCCACGTCAGATTGGTCTGGACCCCGGCAATAGCGTTCTCAATAGCGGCATTGCTGGCTGTCGCTTTTGCGGCCAACCACTCGGGGAAACGCGCTCGAAGCTGCGCGTCTGTCTCTCCGTCAGATCCGTTCACAAACGCCACCTCATTGGTGACGGTATCAATGCCCGCGATGCTGGTGCCTAGAAGGCAAATAGCCCCCGCATTCACATTCCCGCCGCTACCGGGTGTCTGGCACACCACCGGCACAGAAATTGATCCGGTTCCTGAGGGTCTAACGTAGGACTGCGTTTCTGCCGACCACGCCGCATTGGTGCTATCTTCGAGCACCGCGAAATTCATACCAGCAACAGTCCGCACAATAGCGCCGACCTGAACCGAGGCTGATTGCTGATCCGGCTGGAAAGAGGTCAGTGTGACGGGGCCTGTTGACGCGGTGCCCGGCATACGCCCCATGCCGAAATCTGCGACCCAGCTATCAGCATCGGCCCCTTCAGACGTAGCAAGGCGTGACCGGGAGAGGATCAGCAGCGCGATATACTGCTGCCAAAGGCCAACACCGGCCATCGCCTCCATAATGGCCCGTAGAGGCGTTCCAACCGCCATATCGATCAGCGACGAGCACGCGCCCTGTGTCGCGGCCACCGCTTGGGCAACCAACGCACTATACGTTCTCAGAGGTAGAGACATGTGTTTCCCGTCAGGTCAGCGCCAAGGCCTGAACGCTTTTGGTTTGGGCATCTGTGTAGGCAATCAGGCAGGAGTATCCGCCGTTGCCGTTATCATTCAGTGTCACGGTTACGGGCTGCGTCTGGTCAATGCCAACTTCAAGCGCGCACTGAGATCGCACAATGGCGTAAAGCTCTTCCTGTGTGGTGATTGACCCAACCCGCTCGGGCAGTCCTGCGCCATAGTCTGGCTGCCAAAGATACCCCAACAGAGGCGTCATAAGCCGCCGCAAAAGCCTTTGCCGTATGCCTTCGTGCCCGCTGGCAATTTTTAGACCGCCTGATGCGCTAAGCTCCAGATCGCCGCCCCATTCGTGAGAGAGGCAATTCATCCAACCGGCCCCCCGGTATTGCTGCCGTTATTGCCATTGGTATGAATATGCCCGTTCAGGCTGTGCGAGCTTGTTTTAACATCACCTGATGCCTGCACATCCTTGTCTGTGGTGATATTGCCACCTGAAACGGAAAACCCAGACGCTGACAGCGTTGCTGTAACGCCGCCCGCCTTCCAGACGTGCTGTCCGTCCGAAATGGTGGCGGTCGCGCCCTTTCCTACACCGGAGTAAAACGTATCCCGCGTGACATGCATCCATGGCGCGCTATCCGCTGCCTTCCCTGCGTCTCGGCCCGCCTCATCCACGGGCGGAGCGCCGCAGCCGGCCATCAACAAATATTCCCCTGGTTGGGCCGGCTTCCCCGTGGCGGGTGATATCGGTGGCGTCATCACCACGCAAAATACTGGGCTGGCCACCACGGAATGCTCTGGGTCACCATCCACAGGCGTCAGATGGACCTGCGTTCCAACATTCGGCGGGCAGGCAATGCGCAAATCGCCAACTTGCATGGCAGCAAACGGCAGCCACCCGGTTTCATTCCCGCCCGGCTGGAGCTTGACTTTGACGTCATGCGTCGTGGGGTCAACGGCGGAAATCAGGCCATGATGTGCCGCCCCAATCATTCCAGTCACAGAGTATGCAATGACCCGCATGTCAGTCATATTCCTGCGCCTCGTCCTGCGTTACATCTCTGTTTCTGAGCGTGACTGATTGACGAAACCCGGCGCCGCTATAGGCGGACACCACAGAATCAACTGCGTGTGTTCCGTCCCATGTCGAATTAGTCCCGGCCAGCCTCATGAAATGTCGAGGCTCCAGATTAATCATGCCCGGCGCCTCGTATGAAATTACCCGCTCATGCGCGACAATCTCATGGTACAATTGCTCAGCCTTCGCCTGCACCTCGTCCATGCGCAGGCCCGGAAACTGAAAGCTGTGCAGATTCCCCACGTCGGCGGCCTTGCGGGCGGACCCGCCATCCGGGCCGAAATACCACTCAACTTTCGTGCGCTGGCGACTGTCCCATGACAGGACATGCACCATAACGCCTTTTGCGATCTGGTAATCACGCCGCAAACTGAGGTCTGACACGCTCGACCGGATCGGAATATTGGACCCAGTATCAACATACTGCAGCGCATGGACTACCGCCCCACTTAAAGACGGAGAAAGCATCGGTTTACAGATTAGCGTCTTACCGTCGACATACAGGTCAGCCTGAGAGCTATTGGCAATATAGCGGGCCAGGTCAAAGGCTGTACGGAATCTGTTATTGCTGACACCTGAATGTCTCTTATGCTCTGTTTGGCGAAACTGTCCCTGCATGCCGCCCGTGATGGAAACATCCGCAGCCAAGCCAGCCTTAGCAGCCATAGCCTTAACAATCTCCGGCCCGGTCATGTTCATCCATGAGCCAAGAACGCGCATATCAATTAGCTTGGATAGGTAGTCCCGGCACTCCACATTCAACGCGGCCTGTGTCGGCTGATATGTGACAGCATCAACGATCCCCTGAAACATCGTTGTCCACTGAGCGCCTGATAGTGCAGCATCTTGCATTTGCAGCGTAATGTTTATTTCTGGCCCAGCGGCGGAATTTGGTTGGTCAAACCATCCGGCTCCGCTGCCGCTTTTCGCCTGCAACAAGGCGCCTCTATCGACTGCGCATGAGAAAGAAAGCGTATCAGCCCGCGAGTATCGAGTGCGCGTCAAAGAAAATTGTAAGATCGGCGTTTCCGCCCTCACCGCGCCGTTAATCAAAAGACGGCAGCGCGGCGCGCGGCACCAATTGGCCGAACCAGATCCAACAACCGTTGTGATATTCGTATCGGCACTCATGATGTGTAATCAGGTATGCCTGCGGTTTGGGTTTGGTCCAAGGATGGCAGAGCGAGAGTGACCGGCTGAGAAAATCCTGAAAGATCAGGGTCGCTCATTCCGTTTAGCTGCGCGATACGCCACCACTGCGTTGCATCCCCCAGTTCACGGCAGGCCACATGGTAGAGCGTGCCATCGGCGGCGCTGACCTTTACGGTAGGCGCCATCAGCTTGTTGCCGTCACAAGTTGCCAGCTCCCGGCTTTGTCAGCAGATGTCAATGTGTTTGCATAACTTCTGTTCACCAAAGCCCCGGCGTCGACCGCTCCGCTCTGAGCGCCAGCGTTGGCCGTCACAGATGCAAGGCTCGCTCCATTGCTGACAGATATCCCGCCAATGTTCGAAGACGTTTGGCTGATAATTGTCATCAAGCCCGCTCCGGCACTTTTCAGGCCTGTCGTAATAGAAGCTACATTCTCAGGCGTAGACGCAAGATTTACCCCTGCCCCAGAAAGACCCTGAACCATCGTGAGCTTGTCGCTAACTGACGCAAGTGCGCTCCCGGCGCCAACAATATTGGCAAGCGGGGCAATCTGGCCGATCACAGACTGACCTTGATCAGCAATATTTGAAAGCGCCTGCGCGCCTGTGGCCAAGGTGCTTGTCACAGTCTCTACGGCGCTGGCAGCATCGCCACCAATGAGCGCTGACAACGCGGAAGTTTGCGTCACGCCGCTCTGCGTCGCCGCAGGCTGCCGTTCCAGCTGGAGGCGATAGGGAATGATTGCCCCCTTGCGGGAGTAATCAAACGCATACTCAGCAATAACGACTTTTTCGCTAACGCCTGGCGCTGAAAACAGCACGGGAATTCCTGCATCCCGCATTTGCGCAACAGCCTGTGCGCGGGCGAGAGCGTTAGGGCCGGTAAATTTCGCAGACCAAGAAAAGCGGTCTGGGTCATTTCCAAGACGATCAATGACTTTCGTGCCGCCTGGTAACCATTGCGCCACTAGGCGTTGCTGGCCGCCATTAGTCAGCACATCAGGGACTTCCACCCCGTAAAATGTAATGCTTCCTAGGACGACAGGCGCAGTGGTGCTGTAACGCCCGATTGACCCGATAGCGGTTTCAATGCTGAGCAGACTAGCCATGGCACCAATAAAAAAGCCACCCCGAAGGATGGCTGATACATGTATTGAATTTTGATCACGTTAGAATTTTATGTCGCATCCTGTCAACAGGAAGATCATCACTGCACTACTCCCTGATTAGAGAATACTGGCCATTTTTGAAGGGGTGTTTTGGAATCACGGGGCACAAAAGCACGATGAGAAACGTTAACATTCGGGTTTTCTGCCATTGCTTGCAGCTCCTGATCAGCACGCAGATCAAGCGGCAGGTTCTTGGCTTCATACACTGAGTGCGTGGCTAGATTTTCCGTACGCACGCAAACGCTCGCGGCCATATCAAAATCTATTGGCCCCTTCATATTGGGAGCGGTCAGCACGCGGCGCATGCATTGCGCGTCAGTCTCCAGCATGTCGCGACCGTAAGGCGTGCCCGGATGTGTGCAACTGCACAGCATAAGAAATGATAAAACCGTAAATGTTTTGTTCATTGGGTTATTATTGATTCCCATAATATGCCATGCAATCAGAATTTCATTTCCACGTAATGAAAAGTTACACACATGGCTTTCTTATTATATTTCTGGACATACGCATGCTCCTAAAGAACTACGTTTACAAGAAGTCCGAGTTTAAAAATCTACTTTCATATCTTCCAATCACGAGGGATTCCGGGAAGTTTGAAAGCGCCTTATCACAGATATACGATAAATCTGCGGAAGTCCTGCAAAGCAGAGACGATAACGTCTACCATTCCCCCATAATTTCCTTAGCTGAAGACTACTGCTCTTCGCAGCCTTTTCGTGTTGTTCTGGGATATGCCGTAACCGCAGAACTAATCCTCCTGGCAATGCGGCCTGAGAGAGCCTGTAATCTCACGAGGGATGATATTCTTGTGTGCAATGAAACAATCCAAGGCGCAGACGTCATGCTGCATTGTGCATCCCTGCTCGCTGAGTACGTCATGACCGTGGGGCGCCACATGCCGTATTGAGCGCAGCCTGCGCCAGACAGGCCTCATGCTTTTCGCGCTTGACTGAGGCGCCCGTACTGTTCTCTTTATGTTCTCATTATGGAGGCCGGGAGCATGTCAGCATACGCGGGAGACCGAACAACAGGCTTTGCGTCGCCAGCGGCAGACGCGGTTGAAGGGCCGATTGATCTGTCAGAAGTGCTGGATCTGCGCAGGCCGAGCCGTTACCCGGTGCGCGTCCGGGGTGTGACATTTGCCGCCCGGGGGATTCTGGATGGGGACGTGCTGATAGCAGACACGTCCGGCCAGCAGGTTTCCGGCCAGCTGGTGATTGCTTGCGCCGCCGGGCAGGTGCTTCTGGCAGAATTGCAGGCTCGGCGCGGGCATTGGTGGCTTGTTTCCGGTGATGATAGCCGCGAGCCGATCCGCGTAGACCCGGCGCAGGACGTGGATATCTGGGCAACAGTCACGGGCGTGGTGCGCGAAAAGCCATGACTGTTTACGGTCTGATCGACTGCAATTCGTTCTATTGCTCGTGCCAGCGCGCCTTTGAGCCGCGACTGAAGCGTATGCCGGTCGTCGTGCTGTCCAACAATGACGGGTGCGCGATTGCCCGCACCGCTGAGGCCAAAGGGCTTGGCATCAAAATGGGCGATGCCTGGCATCTAATCCGCAATGAGCGCAAGCTGTCTGGTGTGCAGTGGTATTCCAGCAATTACCCGCTGTATGCCGACATGAGCCGCCGGGTATATCAGGTGCTGCTGGAGCATGTCCCCCGCGTCGAACCCTACTCCATTGATGAAATGTTTCTGGACCTGACCGGGCTGCCGGGTGATCTGGCCGACCGGTGCGAGACGATCCGCAGCCATGTAGAGCAAATCACCAAGATCCCGACGTGTGTAGGCTGGGGCCCAACGAAGGCAATTGCCAAACTGGCCAACTACATCGCCAAGGACCGGCCAGAAATGGAGGGCTTGTGCGACCTGACCGACGAGCGCGCCCGGAACCGGTTCTATCGGAACCTGCCGGTCAGCGAAGTCTGGGGTATTGGCCGCCGACTGGTGCCGCGCCGGCAGGCCAGCAATCGTCACTCTTTGACCAACCGGAAGAGCAATCCCCCGCCCTGATGGACGCCATGGACACTATCAACCGGCGCTTTGGCCGAGAGTCGATCAAGCCGCTCAGCACAGGCGTTGAGCGGGCTTGGAGGCCTCGGCAGGGAATGCTTTCGCCGAGGTTTACGACTGAGTTTGGGGAGGTGATGGAGGCGCGGAGTTTCTGAAAAAGCTATTTATTTTTTTATTCTCACCCATTAAAGGCGACAATCGCTGCCTTAAGCAGCGATATTTAAATAAGGAAATTTATAAAATGAATTTGAAACTAAAGTGCTATTTTAGCTACCCTAATAAAACTCCTCACGATCTTGAAGAGCTTCTTTCTGATTATGGGATAATTTGCCTTCAAATGCACAAGAAGGACCACGCAGTCTTAATGTTTGCTAACAAAGACGATTTGTTTCTCATTAGGGCGTCTTGGTAAGGGTTGATTTAAATGGTGAGGTGAGGCGATCGAAAGATCGCCTCACCACCCAACCAAAGCCCGCTAAATACAAACTACCCACTTGAGAAAATAAATGAAGAAAATATTACTGCCCGCACTCCTGATGATTGTTACAGGATGCTCAGAAAATGCCAAAAGGGCCAGTGACCACAGAGAACCAATGACCGCCACCAGCCCAAACTATCCAGAGCTTAAGAAAGGCACGGCTTTTGACGTAGTTGTGCGTGCCGTCATTACAAAAGAGGGCAGCAACGAGAACTGCCAAGTAGTCTCTAGCCAAAATCCTCATTTAAACGAAACGGCGCTTAAAATGTGTAGACAGAGAAAGCCTCTGGTTGGCGAGCGAGATAACAAAAATCTGGTCGGGCGCAATCGTCTAATGCACTTCCAATTCCGCATGGATGATTAGAGATTCCATCAAATCATTGGGTCATTCGACATGAAGCGCATCTCTGCCTTCCTTGGGTTTCTGCCGGGAAGCGAGGCCGCCAGCATAGCACCACTGACTCCCCAACCTCATCCGCTCGCGCTACCATCCTCCAAAAAGGAGTCTCGAATGGCAGTGCAAATGGTTCTCCTGCATCAAGCAGTATGGTCAGGAATGAACGGAGAGATAATCACCACCTACCCTCGCACAGGTGTGGATGAGATTTTTCTGGCTATGCGAACATTCAAACACACCACCGGGGCCGTTGTCGCTCTTGAGAAAAATGAAAAAGACCAGGTCACCGGGGTGGCGTGCGCGGCGATCTACTGTGCCATTGCTCCTTTCGATCCGAAAGAACTGCTTGAGCTGGCCTCCACAGAATTCGAGCGCGAGCCTCACCTTAGAGCGTCCATAGCCGGAAAGAGCATCTTCTTCCGCTCACTCCAGTTCCCCGGATTTGAACTCACCCATCCCTTTGATGAGAAAGAGTTCGGCGCGCTGTATGCTGAGATTTACATGAAATATGCGGTGGCGGGGCGAGCCTGATTGGGTTGGGCAAAATTCGTGATTCGATTCTTTTGCTTAAGCCCTGTAGGCTTCGGGGACGTATTCAACCTGCGTGAGAGGAGGCAACCGATGTCATTCGCGAAATTATTTGACCAAATGCGTTCGGCCTTTGATCAGAAGGATGAAAATAAGAGAAAAGAAAACAAGGCGTTAGATGTTTCTTTAGATATTCTTTCTAAGGCAGCTAAGAAAACGGAAGATAGATCGAAGCGCATAAAAGAGGATAAAATTCGTGGCGTCAGAGGTACTAGACACAGAATTTCTCTGTGACATTTTATATACGGACAGAGAGCGGCTTTCTTCATATTTAGCGCAGATTGATCCGAACGGTGTCATCACCGGTTACAAAACCTCTACGACCGATTCTTCAAGCATGGCCTCTATGGTCAAGGGTAGTGCTGCCGTCGCATCTGCAAGCATAACGGGAAATTTTGGGAATCAAGATTTTGCTGAGCGAACATTTGATCCCGCAGGGGCATTACCGATTGAAGTAATGAACAGATTAGACGAAGCAAAATTCATTCATAGATCAGCAAAAGATGCTTCTATAGGGAGCCTTGTTTTGGTAAATGGCTCTATATCACTACGTGACTTTAGCCAATTTATATATTTCTGGCCTATAATCAGGAAAGCTGTCCCTTGGGAAGAGCTTGCGGCTGAAATACCTATTCCTGGCACTGGAGCCAGTGTGGATGGTTCAGACTTGGAGACGTCTGCAAAAGCTCTACTTGATAGTATGCCCCACCCCGCTCAGATGACCATCAAAGGAAGTCAGGGGGGATTTTGGTCAACTCTCTCGGACTCAAGCTTCACCGTCTCAGCTGTCGATCTTTTTCTAAAGCACAAGAAGAGCCTTTCTGGAGAATGGTTTGTCTTGGGCATATTAGACGGTAAACCTTTGGATGAAGAGCAAGAGGAAGTCGATAGTGAAGACAATATGCTAGATAAAATGCACGATGGAATTGCAACCTTTAGATCGCTATTTGGAAGACCAAAAAACTGTTACGGGATTTCACCGCTAGTTATTTTCAGGAAAGCTCAAAAGGTCAATTGAAATAGGCATAACTTTATTGAGCCAAGAGGTGAGGATCATGCTCCACTTCTCTTGGCCTTTGCCGCCAGGAAGATACGGCTATCCTCCCGCGAAATTTAACGGGAGCCGGATTTGAAACGCTTCATCCTAGCCGCACTGGCGGCCCTAACATTAACCGCCCCGGCCTACGCCCTAGACCCGTCCACCTACCAGGGCCAGACGCCCCCAGCCCGGCCGCACATCCAGCAGCCGGACGAGAGCGCCCTGCTGGAGCACGGGCACTATCGGAACACGGACGGCAACAGCATCCACTCCCCGGCTCACACCAGCAGCAACCAAGCCCCAGTAGGTGCCACCGCTAAATGCGGCGACGGCTCATTCAGCTTTAGCCAGCACCATGGGGGCACTTGTTCCCGGCATGGGGGTGTGGTGAGTTGGTTGTGATCAAATATTGCGAATAGAGATTGTCATGCGGAAATTATTGCTGGCGTCAGCGCTTGGGGTGCTGTCCTGTTTTTCCATCGGCCACTCCCAGACAGCCAACACACCAAAACTAACGCAGTGGGGCGTAACGCTTGCAGAAGTCGTCACGCCAGCCTGTTCAACAACCGTGACAATCGACCAGCCGACGTTCGCGGCCAACGTTCAGGATATGGTCGATTCTGATATTTTCAGCAAAAAAGTGAGCCCAACACTCGGCAACGTTGCCCCTCACTATCTCATGAATGTTTTTGAGGCAGAAACAGCGCCTTACATCGTGCGCAGCCTCTTCATGAGAAATCCGGACGTAAATACCTGCCATTTCGTGTTCCAATATGTGAACCCGGATGACTATGGCAACGATACCACTCACCGAATGCTGTCATTCGACTTCACGCGCGCGATTTTCCAGAAAGTGAACTGGGGCCGGTTCAACGTTGACAATCTTAGGAAGATTGCCCCCAATTTCAAGGGGGACGTAGCTTTTGGGAAACTCCTAAGCGATGAATCCATTGCCGCTATGCTGGATTTGAAGAGCAACGAATAGTTTGCGCTGCCTCCTTTAGTTCGCGCCCCAAGGCGTTCCTGAATAACGCGGCGAGGAAAGAGGATCTGGGGCGGAATTACTGGCGCGCATTTCGACCGCCTGCCGCCGACGAACCACCGTATCGACATGGCTGGCGATTTGCTGGCCGTCTAGGTAGACATTCACGTGCGTGTCGCCGGACGCCTGAGAACCTTCCCATGCCCCACCCCCTGACGTTCGGGAGCGAACGGGGGCGTTAACGACGCTACCAATTCTTTCAGCCTGAACGTATCCCTCATGCGCAACGCCAGCAACAAAGCCAGCGGTAGCACCCGCCGCTGCGCCGGGCAGCGCACCTATCCCGCCGAACATAGCGCCCCCCGCACCGCCCGCCGTCGCGCCAGCAAGAGCACTTTCTAAGGGGCGGCGAAGAAAGCCTGGGATCGAGTTAAGTATCGCCCCAACGCCATGACCTATGCCCGCCAGCACATTGATTACCGCACTGATATCATCAGCAAACTGCTTGATGTCATTGGGATGCTTTGTAACAAAATCACTCATCCCATTAAACGCCCCCGTCAGAGTGTTCATGGACTTGACGAGCGGGCCTTGCGCCAAACGCCCAATGGTAAACTCGAACCGCTCGAAGGACGTAGCTAAAGCAGCCTGAGCCGCTTTCGGGCCTCCCGCCAAGGCACTTAGCGCCCCGGATGCATCAGTCCGGCGGGATGCCGCCGCCTGCCTTGCAATATTACCTTCTGCGCCGGTCGTTTCATTCAGCAAATCCTGAATGGTCATGCGCTGCACATGGCCCAGCAGTTCCGGATGGCTCTTGATGAGCGGGACCAGGTGCTTCGTGATCCAGCTGATAGGATCTGCCCCCAAGGTCTGCTGGTCCACAAACTGGCCATGCGCCCCCACCAAGCCAAGGCGTCTCTGGCTGAAGTATGCGAAGTCTTTGTCAGACATGCGCGTATGATCACCAAGGAACAGATCCTCGAATGACCTCACGGACGTGGCCGCGCGCGACGGATTTACGTCAATAAAATGCGCGAGGTTCAACATGCCTTCGTCAGAAAGGCGCATGCCAGCCGCACCGGAAGAACGAGCAAATGTCTGGAAGTTCTGGCCGCGCATGAACTGCCGGTTGGCAATGATCATAGAGAGGGCAGTATCAGTCGCCTTTTCGGCTTGCCCCAGCGAAAACTGTCCCGTTTTTTTGTCGTAAAACCGGTTCGAAATGTCCTGTGCCCGGATGAAGGCGATGCTCTCCCGCATGGCATCTTGCGGTGATTTTCCCAGCAGCAGGAAGGTCTTATCAACCCGGTTTAGCAATCGGGCGATATTGGGCTGCTCGGCCATTTCGCCGCCAGACACCTCGTAAGACTCTTGCGCGATGCGTGCAGCATCGACAGGAGCCAGAAACGGGTTTTCCTTCATGGCCTGCTGTGCGCTGGCCTGAATGGCTCCCATGTTCTGCCGGGCCACCGGGTCACCCATCATGCCCAGGAATGTTTGATCGTAGGCCGCTGACTGGTCGAACCCTGATGCCGCGAAATGCGCTGTAGCTGCAGCGCCCCCAAGGATAGCCAGAGGCCCCACAAAATGCGCAATGGCATGCTTGGGCGTGATGGCCCTCAGGCGCGCCTTTCCTGCGGCATAGGCAGCAGCAACCGTCGCACCGGCCTCTGGCGCATTCAGGTTCGGTTGCCACGGGCCAAACGTCCGGTTTCCCCCCATCCAGTATCCGTCGCGGCTTACCGGCCCTGTGTAGGGCACGAGATCACGGCTGGGGATGCGTATCCAGTCGGGTTCGTAATCCGCCGGGTTTTCAAAGCGGCGGAAATTAGGAATAGCACCATAGCTGTTTTCTGACCCCGGCACCGGGACCAGCGCTGTGCCAGCTGCGCGGGGTGGCGGCAGCATGAGCATGGGCGCGCCGGGAACATTGGTGGCTGCGGCGGAGTAAGGTGAAACATAAGAACCGCCCGCATCTACAACCGGCGAAGCGGGCATTGGGGCAGACGTGCGCCGCCCACGAGAACGAGGAGCCTCACCCCCCTCCTCGGCGCTGTATGCGCCACCCCCGGCATTAAATGCAGGAGCTGAGGTTCGGAAGCGGGCCGACGCAGACGCGAACTCCCGCGCCGCCCTCGCCGCAGCATTCATGTCCGTAGCCAGACCGGACGCAAGCCGCCGTGCCGCCCCCAAAGACGACACCATGCTGTTAAAGCCCATCTGAGCCTCACGCTGCGCCGAGGTAAGGCGCGTCAGAGCCTCAATCATTTCCCCAATAGGGCCGACAACGCGCGTGGCGTCCGCGACCAGAGAAACGCCGATCTGGTACGCTTCAACAGACATGTGCTACACTCTTTTCTGATGTTTTCTGCAAAATCATTTTTCAAACGCGCAGCGTTCCACGCCGCCCGCGCCGCCTTGACGCCAGAAAAGCCAAAGCGCGCCCGAAAAACCCACAACAGCATGGGTGATGCTTTGCCCAGAAGTGATGGCGTTGAGCTTGAAATAAGCTGCAACGACGCACTAAAGCGCGCTGGGTGGAAATCTCGCCGCACGGGCGGGAGTGGCGATAGGGGCTGCGATATTCTGGCGAATTACAACGGCTATACTCTATGCGTTCAATGCAAAGACACTTACGCCACCGTCGGGTCGCAAGGCGTTCAGCAGGCCTTGGCTGGGCAGGCATATTACAAGACTAACTACGCAGCCGTAGTGTCCAGAACAGGGTTTACAGAATCAGCTCGAGAGGTTGCCAAGATGACGCGCGTTGAACTGCTTCATCCCTCGGACTTATCCACGCTACATCTTAAGCTGAGGCTTCCTAAGAAAAGATAGTGCATAAAGCGGCGGCATCAGTTGCCGCGGGCTTGGCCCATCAAGGCCGCAAGCTAATAATGACACCGTCGCCTCGCAGTCAGCGGTAGGTATGCCGCGTGGAATGGTGCCAAAGATTCTTGTGTATTCATTTTTGAATACACATGATAATGAGTGCAAACGCAGCCAAAGGAGGAAGCGATGGCAAAATATGCACGCGGCTTGTTGGGCAGCACCCTCGCGGGGGTCGCAGGACTACTGGCTTTTGCCGCGCCCACGCCGCATCAGCGCATTGTGAGCGCAAGCGAAATCAATGCGCGCGCATGGGGAAGAACCGGCGCATCCTTGCGTAAAGCTATGAAAGCCGTTGATGCAGATGTCGTCAAATCTGGAACTTCCAGCTCATCAAACTAAGCAGCCTGACAGCGTCCGGGCCCAGATAGGCGGCGTTAGCGTCGGGCAGGGTGGGACGCATTCAATCGCCCAGGTTTCTTTTCAAAGTCATACTGGCCCTCTGCCCGCGGCATCAGAGTTGGCCGCTTATGACAAGATCAAGCCTGACCTCGTCGAGCGCATATTGTGCATGGCCGAAGCCAATGCTGAGAGCGAACGGCAGCAGGCCGAAAGAGAGCAGAAGAATTTCTTCACTCTCAATATAACGGGCCGCATTCTTGGCTTCCTGTTCGCTCTCTCATCTCTGGCGGCCACTGTTTGGCTGGCCATTAATGGTCACGATAAAGTTGCGATAGCCATCGGCGTTGCCGCTGTGGGTGGCACAGTTGCCGCGCTTATCACTGGCCGCATCAACAAAGCGAATCCAAAATAAGATACCTTTAGTGGTAATGGGAAAAGGCGACCCGAAGGCCGCCATCCCATTCGTCAGGCCAGAACCTTCTGCCCGGCCCACCTTTCCAAGGCACGCTGCGTTGTCGCCCCCGCCGCCCAGCTAGGGAACCTAGCCAGAAACAACTGCCGCGCCCGGTCAACGACATCCTCAACAGGCACGGCCTCCATAATCCGACTGAACAGATCAGCGGCCTGTTCACGCGACAGTCTGGGCAATTTCCGCCGAGCCACCACGTTCCGGCACTCGTTCAGATACTCTTCAAAAATCGCCATGTCTGAGAGCAGGTCGTGGTCTGACTGGTAATGGCCGGAGACCGGGTTGATTACGGCGTTCTCTTTTTCAAGCCTGCTTGCCGCTCTCGCAAATACGCCAGCGTTGCCACCCCCGAAAGGGTGGCTGGCCTGTGTCAGGCTGTTTTCGCTGGCGCTTTGGCAAAAGGGACAGGCGCCCCCTTCTCCTTCATACCGTTCAGCCGACGGGCTGGTTCCGAGTTGGTGCCACACAAAACCACAGCAAGGCGCGCGAGGCCACGCCGGGTGATTTTGAAATCATCGCCGACGCATGTCTCGCCAGTGTGCCGATCGGGATAAGTCCTCTGCACCAGACGGCAATATTTCTGTGACAGGCCATAATGGGCAGGACGCATCCTGCGACCTTCCCGGCAGGCCCACTTGTGTTCGATCAGGAAAGTCGAGACCTTGGTCTGACCGACGCCCAGTTCTCGCCCGGCGTCCCGCACGCCAACGTCACCTTCCGCTTCTGAAATTGCATCCAGTGCGGCAGCTTTAGGTTGGGCAACCTCCAGCATCGCCGCCCGTAACTTGGCCTGCTCCTCCATTACCTCCAACTTGCCCTGCAATGCTGTGATGGCGCGGAAGGCCAGCATCTCGGGGGTTTCGGGGGCGATGGCCGGTTTAGCTTCAAGCTCAAGCCAGCGGTCCACCACCTTCTTGCGTTGCCGGGCATCATATCCGGTGATCAGTGTAACGGTGTGGCTGCGATCGAGGTGGATGATTTTTACATACCCACGATTGTCGCGCTCAATGGTGTAACCCTTTGATTTTGCTTGATGGCCCAATCTTGGACCATCCTTTTCGATCTCTGCAATCATCGCTTCAATATCGCGGATGACGTGCTTGTGCGCCTTCCCCGTCAGTTCAGCAATTTCCTTACTGGACATCATAAGACTGGAATTTGGTTCGGCTGCTGTGATAACAGTATTCATATCAGTGTTTTCCTATTCACTGCCAGAGGCATCGGGGGAAGTCGCCAAACCGGACCCTGATGCCTTTTCTTTTGCCGCAAAATGATTTTCTAAAATCATGACAACCTCGGAATTAAGGCTTCTATATCCTTTCTGAGCGTCAGATTTTAATTGTTCCCAAAGGCGGGGGGGCATTCGCACTCGGAATTGCGCCCAGTCTCGAACTTGCATTGTTTTCTCCCGTCACATCATGTGACAGGAAATCTGTCCCACTTTGGGGTCTTTATGTCAACGGGAAAATGAGCCATTCGTGTGACATGGCAAAAGATGACCCTCAATTCAGGATTCGTATGCCCGCCGACCTGAAAAGGCGGGCTGAGGAAGCAGCTGAACAAAACCACCGCTCCCTTAATGCGGAAATCGTGCAGCGCGTCGCAGACAGCTTCGATCCGGCCTCGATGGCTGGAAGGCTGGATGATGCCGAAAGAGGGCTGGCTGAGTTGTTGGCAAAAGCCATCCTTGCCCACGAGGAGCAAGGCAGGCGGACGCAAGAGAAAGTAACTTCTGAGGAGGCTGCTTGGGTCAAGCTCTGGCGCGCCATGAACGAGACGCAACGGCGAATGGCGCTAGCGATGCTCAAAGGAGCCATGGACTTTAACGCTCCCTGACTCCCCAGCCCCACCTCGTACGGGCATCATAGCCGTCTTTGTTTGTATTTTATGCTAAAGGCTAAACGATGCTCGATTTAGGACCTGTTTCTATAAGTGGCGGGATCATCAGCTACAATGGGAATAATTACCCAGCAAGCAGAGTTGATTCTATTAATATTGACCACTCTCAGAAAACAAAATCTGCAATAGGCAGCGGTATTAGTTGGATTTTAGGGTTCTTATATGCGGTTGATTTCTATGGCTCAGGTAAGCAATTTTCCCTTCTCGCGGCTGGGGTGTTTTTTATGTTTGCTGTTTGGCTTTTAATAATAACCTTATCTCAAAAAACCATTCTGAAAATGAAAACAGCAGGACGATCTGTTGTCATAAAGGCACCCACAAGGGCCGCTTCTGAACAAATACGAGACGCAATTTCTAAGGAAATCGTCGAGTCTGGGCGTAGGTAAGCACCACGCACCTCTACTATTCGCCAGCTTCAGTCGCCCGAATATTCGGCAACCCGCGCCCCTCAATAGCCCGCACGACAATCCGACCAATGCCAGCCGCAACCTTATGTTCATTGCGAAAAGCTGCCACCGACAGTTCGGGGCGCGGCGGCTGGTAGTTTGCCTGTTCCATGCGGCCAAGCTCAAACACAACAGCTTTGATGTCGTCAGACCCTATGGAAGCCTCTGTGCGCAACGCGCCCTCTGATACGCGCACGCCGTAGCTATCCCGCATGTCGCCCGTTCGCAGGCCCGGTTCATCTGGGGCAAATCCCTTCCGGATACCGTCGCAATAAAGCCGCAAGAGCAGCCAGACAGAAAACCCCCTGACACCCCCGCGTCACCCGGTTTGCGGACCGGGCTTCGTGGCCGTGTTGGCGGCAGATGATTTCCTTAGGGAGAATTGAAAATGGCAGAAGAAATCAAGAGTGCTTACGAGCGCGCTGTGAGTGACGGCCTGTTTAATACTGACGACGCGCCTGCGTGGGCAGCGCGTGACGTTCGTCAGCTTGATGACCGTTGCTACCAGCTGGAAGCAATCCGCAAGACGTTTCTGACCGCAGCCTTCCCGGATGATGACATTCGAAATGAGCAGGTCGAATGGCTGAATGAGTCCGTTGAAACGCTTGTCGGATATGTCACGAGTATTTGGGAAAAGGTGCAGGAAGATCACGATATCCTGCCCTACACGCTCGCGGATCATCGGCGAGATATGCTGGAGGCGGCGTGATGCTCAGCAACAGCGAACGCAATGAACTGGCAAGCATGGTCAAGGCTGCACAAGCATGTCTCGCGAATGACCGGCTTACACCAGCTGAGGCACATGCTTTCCGTGAACACGGCGAAACACTTGTGGAACTGGAGCGTATGCGGCGGTTCCCAGCTTATGCGCCTGCTTTGATGGGGTGCGGGGCATGAGCAACACACCCAGATATGCCTATGAGCTGCCTAAAGACAAACTTGAGCAGTTCGCAGCATTCCTGAAAGCCCGCGGCTCTCAGGTCTTGGCTGTCACAAACGAATACGAGGTCATGCGCTTTACTGGCGCCGATGGATCTCCGTGCGTGATCTACCAGAAAGGCAATAGCCAGTTAACGTGGCAGCCGTGTGCTCTTGAGGCATACACGGCTTTTGCGAAAAACAAGAAGTGGCGCGCTGGCGAAAAGACCAAGCGGAGCGCTGGTGCAGCTAAACGCATGAACCGGCTTAAAACGCTGGCAGAGCGTGATGGCAGCGGCTGTTTTTTCTGCGGGTCAGTGCAGCCTCTGGAGGAAATGACGATTGAGCATTTCGTTCCAGTCAGCAGCGGTGGGCCGAACCATATTAGCAATATGGCAATCGCGTGCTGTGGATGCAATCGCGAGGCTGGGCACTTGTCTGTGACTGAGAAGCTCAAGCTGGCGATGGCGAAAAGGGGAAAGGCATGACTCTCAAAATCTACGCCGACCTCGACCAAGGGACGGATGAATGGTTTGCCGCCCGCTGTGGCATCCTGACAGCTAGCACCATTGGCGCTCTGTTGACGCCTACATGCACGGGCATTGCAAAAAACAAAGTATCTGAACGCCTCGTGAATGAGATCGCTGCACAGCGCATCAACAAAATTTGCGACCCGAACGTGCAGGCATACGCATTTCAGCGCGGGCACGAGGACGAAATAGAGGCCAAGATCCTCTACGCACAAAAGGTCGCTCCGATATCAGAGATTGGCTTCATGACGGATGACCACTGGGGTTTTACGCTGGGTTATTCGCCGGATGGTCTGGTCGGAGAGGACGGTCTGATCGAGTGCAAGTCCCGCCTGTCTGGTTTCCAGATGGACACGATCTGCTCTCAGGCGGTTCCGATAGAATTCATGCCACAGATCCAGACTGGAATGATGGTGTCCGGCCGCAAGTGGCTGGATTTCATCAGCTTCCCAGCCATGGGTGGCGGCAAGATGCTGGTCAAGCGCACGTATCCTGATGCTGCGATGCGGGACCTCCTCATCCGTGCCGCAACCGACTTTGAGGAAAAAGTCCGGCAGCGCATCGAAGAATACAAAGAAGCCGAGCAAAACCCAGACTTGCGCCTGATTGATACAGTCCGGCGCGCAGATCCAGAGGAGATCATGCTGTAATGGTTGATCTGTCAAAGACCATCATCGCCAAGTCCGACCAGCTTAATGCTGACGATCTGCTTGGCGGCCCGATCACAGTGACGATTGAAGATGTCCAACAGGGCAACCCTGACCAGCCCATCGCGGTGTTTTACAAAGGGTGCAATGGCAAGCCCTGGTATCCGTGCAAGTCCATGCGCCGCGTTCTGGTGGCTGTCTGGGGCAATGATGGCAAAGGATACGCGGGCAAGTCCTGCACACTCCACCGCGACCCGGAAGTGAAATTCGGCGGCATTAAAGTGGGTGGAATCCGCATCACTCACATGACCGGACTGGATAAGGATATGGCACTGGGCTTGCAGGTCACACGAGGCAGCAAAAAACTCTACACTGTTCGCCCTTTGCGAATGGAGCAGTCACGTAAGGAGGAGAAAGCCCAGCAAGCGCCTGATGATTTACAGGGCCGCTCCGAGCGCGCCATGCAGGCCATCAATGCTGCGGCTGACGTCTCTGCGCTCCAAAAGATCACTGGCTCCAACAATTACCGCCTGTTGCTGTCTCAGCTTGAGCAGCACGACGCCGCGCGGATGGAACTTGTCAAACAGGCCGCCACCGAACGAGCCGCCGAACTGAATGAAGGGGAATTCGCATGACCCAAAAAACCAAACTAGAAATCATCGGCGAATACCGCAAAGACCATCCGGGGCCGTTTTGCACGCGGGATGGTTCTCCGGTTGAAATCCTGACCAAGAAAGACCGGCGCGGAGAAATTCTTGGCTATCAGGCTGAGAGC